CTGCCTCCGAGAAATGGGGGTGTGAAATGAGCCTCGAAACCATCCTTAACGCTCTATTGGCCTTCATAGGTGGCGGCATCCTGTGGTTTGCTAATGATGTGAGATCTCGCGTGATCAGACTGGAAGCGAAGATGGATAGGAAGATGGACGTAGAGGACCACGAGAAGCAGGCCGAGCAGTGCGTGAGGACGATAACCGACAGGTTCAACGACACATGGATGGGATTAAAGGAACGCTTCTCACGTAACGAAAAGTGCCTCATGGAACACACTCACGATGATAAGACTGGTAAAACCATAATTACGGTAGGACTGTAGGTTGAATTTTACCCACCGAAATCTTCTTGCATCGAGAGCACTGATAAAGTCCAGTTCCTTGATAAAGCCTTTTGCTACTAGAGAACACTGTCACATCCAGGATGCGAATCCATTTGTGCGGGAAGAAAATGCAAAGCCAGCTCATGATTTGGTTCCTCATTTGGTGTTGCCTATGTGTTGATGCTTCAAATTATTAACCGATTAATCTAGCAAAACCAATAGGTTATTATTATGAGCGCGGGTTCAACTCCCGCCGCCTCCACCAATCTTATGTAGTTAAATCAATGTGTTGGTTTGCTTGGCACGCTTTTTGGCGTGTGTCCTGCGTGTTGCCTGGGGTCAATACCCCATCTTTCTATGATAAATTGCTCGGCATCTTGCCTGTCAGTGAACTTTTCTCCACGATTGCCCTTGTTGTAAATTCTTCGTTTTCGATTTTTCCCGTACACATCACGAACTATATAGTGGATCTGCCATCCATCTTTCTTTCCGTAAAATACCGTAGGGGCATAAACGGGGCTCTCTAAATCTTTTAGGATGATCTTGGTTTCCACCTTCTTTTGTTTCATGTGGTATGCAATGTGATGATACCGTTGCATCAATGCCAGATTACTTGGGTCATCATTTGTTGGGTCATGATCCAAGTGGTGCACCAGGTATCCAGGAGGGATTTCTTCAAAAGATGGATTATAGAGAAGCCAAATATAATTGGCATTTGCCATTGTGATTCTTTGGGAACCATTTTTCAAAGTGACTTCCCATCGATCTTTTCTGAATGTTTTGGAAAGAACATCCAAATCGTGTATCCACATTGTCATTTGATCCTTTTTATTTTTGAATCTTTCGGAATTGCAGCTTCATACACGTTCAAAACCTGCTCCGGTTTCACGCGGTAATACCGCTCGAATGCCTTGTTCGTGGAATGGAAACTTGCCTGCTTGAGCTGTTCCGGGGTGAAGTCTTCCCCGAGGGCGATAACGGTACTGTGCCGGGTCCCTCCGTAAAGATCTACTCCTTCGATTCCAAGATTTTCACATGCGCGCTTCCACCATTTATAAAGATACCTCTGGCCAAATCCATCACCGGCTCTGGCACCCGAATGCGTGTGCAGATGTCGGAAGAAGGGCAGTCCCGGGAATGAGAGCGGCAACGAAGATATCAGTTGAACGTCACTTTCCAGGAGTGGGACGATTTTCGGTTTTTTCTCTTTCGGGTTCGGGATAAGCAGGAGTCCGTGCTCTCGGTTGATTTCCCCTTCTTTGATCTTTATCAACTCACCGGGACGGATTGAAATGTACGTTGCAAGCCATTTGACAGCAATCCAAATTCTAGGATTAACCTCCCAGGAAATACTTCTAAGTTCATCAACAATCCTCTCCTGGGTATTCTTCTCGATGGTTTTTCTAAACGACAGTTCAAATGGTACTTCCGGCAATTCTGGTAGCTGAGACTGATGCAAAACCCTCCTGCGTGCAATCCAATTAAAAAATGACCGGAGAACTGAACGGGCATTGGATCGAGACTTGCTTGAAAGATCCTTAAGTGACTTATAGAGAAAGTCTTCCAGTTCAGCATAGCCGATCTCCTTGATGTTCCTGTCTCCCCATTCCAGTACAGCTTTCTGCATGTAGTTGTTGATGGAGTCCCAGGAGTGCCGTTTCACCTGTTCCCGCTTCACCTCCAGGAAACCGTTGGCAAGGTTTCTGAAACTCAACGGGTTGGAAGCCTGATAGTCTCGAACATCAAAGCTTCCCTCGTCGGTCTTGAAGCGTAACCCGGTAAGAAAGCGGGCTGCCTGATCATAGGTGCTGAACTTCTTCCAGATTTGCCGACCGAAGCGAACCACAAAATAGGTGGCCCGTTCCTTGGGATGCTTTGGACAACAGACCGCATTTCGGCCATTGTCCTTCATTCCACTTCCGCAAATGACACATCTCTCAGATGAGTAAATGCCACCCAGCATACACAATCCTCCTTCTCTCTGTTGTCCGGACAGAAGGATTGTAGAGGATTGTGATGCAGGGAAGCAACCGTTCATTCTTATGACTTTCGTCTGATCGGACACATCATTGGGTCATTGTTAAGCCCGCAGTTGGGACCATACCTCCACCTCCAGGCATTGCATGGAACGCCCCGCCACAGGCACGTGCGAGGCGCAAGCCATGGAGGTGGACTGTCCGGCCAACCGGCAACGGTTTCCGGTGGTATGAGTCAAATATCCCGGTCCTTGGTGATCGTAAACGCTTTAGATGTTTTGATGTCCAACATGGCCTTTAGGGCCAGCTCGCGGTCCTTGATGCCGGCCTTCTTTATGATTTTTTCGAGACCCGCCTTGGTCAGCGATAGATTGTCCCACAGAAGCTCCTTGGAAACGCCCCAGGCGGACAAGGTCTTCATGAGCCCGGCCAGGTCCTTGGGTTTCCATGATTCTTTGTCGACAAGCCCCGCAGCCTTGCCCGCTGCATACACTGTCCCGTTTATTGCTGCATAACCCTTAAGGAGGCCTTTGATTTGGTCTACAATCGATTCTGCGAATAAGACGAACCGTAGGGCGGTTTCGGCTTCCTGTGGCGTAGAAACGGCACATGGGACCCTTAAAATGGGTAGCTTCGATTCCTGCACAAGAGCGGTGCCTATTGAGTCCTTTTCGGGACACCCGGGAACTGTGCACCAATCACACAGGTTACATGCCACTGCAGGCCATTCGGTTCTGCTGTTGACATCCCAACATATCTCCATGAGTTCATCTCTGATTTCCTTTATCTCCTCACGGCTATAGGTGCGGCGTGTTACGGTGTTGGACGATACGTTGTAAACCACCGTTTCCACCTGCTCAGCCTCAGGTTCGTTGGCGAGAGCAAGAACCGCGTAGAATTCGGTCTGCTTGGGGTCGACCTCCCAATGTCCCGTCTTCCAATCAACCACGGTGGGCGTGAAACCATCGAGATAATAGTAGTCAAAAATGCCCCGTAGCACCGCTTCTGTGGAATCGAAATCACATTGACGTTCATGCGAGTCCATGGCAACCTTCACTTCCGGGCTGCCTCCAGATCGTGTGATAGTCGCAAACTCCGAAACCTTCCAGTTATAGAGCATGGCGTTGTATTTGTCTTCGTCAACCCCTTCAGGACACGCTATTTTATAGTTTGAGAGTAATAGCGCTTCAATTGCCTTGTGGGTAGCAGAACCCAGCTCCATTTCGGGAGTCTGTGGCTCCTTATGCGTTCGAGCGACCTGCATCTTGTGGAAACGGAACGGACACTCAAGGTTTTTCAACCCCGAATAACTGAGCGTAATCATATGAGGTCCTCCCCTTCTTCCGGAGCTGTTTCACCGAGACCCGCGCACCAGCCGTCATTGACCCTGCGTTCGCATTGGTTGCGACAGAACGATTCATAGACTGGCTCGGACTCGTATGGACACTGAATCTTAGCTCCGTTGGAGTCTTCTGTGGATTGAGGTGTGGTCTGAGCGGCGATGGCAAGCAGCAAATCCTTGGCCTCGTTTTCCCTAAGGAAGGAGAGCTCCTGGTGGCCGATGGACTTGAGGAATGCCTTAACCATGTCGGACGCTTCCTTGGTGTTGCCTCGGAGGATATCTCTGAGAGCAAGGAGTTGCTCTGGGGTGGCGCCACAAGTGGATAGTTCTGGACTTCCGAAGACGGTTGAGTCAACCTGGAATTTAATCCTGCGCCTTCTGCCCGATTGCTGAGACTCATCGTTAGCGGCCTGATCCGGGGGCGATGCGTCAGGTTTACCCACATCAACATAATCAGCCATCGGGATTGGCGTGTGAGGCAGGTCCTCATTCGTACCTAGTTCCTCTGGGGAGTACATCCCGGCAAGGTCTTCGGGGAAAGCCTCCCGAAGCGCCTGAACCAGAGCAATCTTACGGATCATGGTCGCAGGTTTCTCCTGCCACATCTTATTGGGTGTTCCGTCGTTCTTTTTCGCTACATACTCCTGCAAAGAGACTTCCACCCGGAGAGGAAAGGCCCACCCTTCCCTATAGATTTCGGCCCACCCTCCAGCAAGTTTTGTCCCTGGAGGTAATACTCCATCCGTGTAGCCTATCGACCCCTGGTTGTCCGTGGAGTACCAGATGACCCCGGCCTTAAACCCGCGACAGTCCTTGGCTCGCATGGCACGCTTGAGGAATGCCTCCTTCCCGGTGATGATGGATGCCGGCTGGGTGCCATACTTGATCAGGTAGGCGTCCCGCAAAAACGGGTTGAGCTTTTGGAACTTGCACAGAGCCAGGAACATGGCAACCTCACCGTCTGATACGGCCCCGTTGCCGTTTACCAGATACTTCCGGACTATCGAGGGAGACAGGGTGAGTTCCCCTGAGTCAGTGTTGATTTTTACCAGTCCTTTTTCATCCATGGTTCTTCTCCTTATTGTTGTGTCGGCTCCACACCCACACCTTGCGGCAGGTCCTGCACTCGAATTTAGCCAAGCCTAGGCCGGTAACCGGGTTCCAATGGCCGGCGGTCAGATAGTTGCCGCCACCGTGACAGTAGGGACAAATTCCCGGCAGGCCATAGCCGGTGTCCTCCCTGCCTGCGCGGCGCCAGTCGCAATAATCCTTCAGCTTCTTAACGGGGTTCATGGTCGTGGACCTCCCTCCTGATGTTTGTTGAAAGTGCGGCACGGCCTCCTGGCTCCCGTTACCTACCCGATTCGCGGACGGCAGGCGGACGGACTTAGATTAGCCGCTCCCGTTCCCCAGCTCCCCTGTGAGGGAGCGCCGCGCTATTGCCTGTTTCTTCCACCGCTGCTGCCGCCCGCTGGATCTTTAGTCCCGAAGGCCCCCGCTTCGGATGCTCGGTGGGTAAAGGTTCACTTCATCAATCCCCGCTCATTGCGTCTCCACCTTGCCCGGTGCACCTGCTTCATGCGGGGCTGCCGGTGCGGGTAGATGGGGGGCAATCATCCAAACATTGATATCTGTTTCCCCTTCTGATTTTCTTCGTCGAATATGTTTTTGACTGCCATTCTGAAGTATTCTTCCTTGAGTTCAATCCCCGTGAAGTGACGATTCAACTTGACCGCCACCACGCCTTCACTGCCAATTCCCATAAATGGGCTCAGGATGTGCTCGCCAGGCCCAGACCACAACCGTATGCAGGCATCAATTACATCAAGCTGAAGCGGACAGATGTGGCGCACGTCGCCGTCACTCATTTCCTTAGTGCGCCTGTTTAGCGTATTCGTCTCATCAACCCAGTCCCAAATCGGAGAGGCCAACTTGATCCATTCTTCGTTTGATGTTTCTTGGTTCCTGATCGGGGGAGCTTCGCCTGGTTTCTGGAATTTCATCAGAAAGTCAGGGATGGCAAATCGGCTTTGCCTTGAATCCTTGCGAAGCGTTTTGAATAGGAGAGCATGAGCTTTCGTGCGAATCGCTTGCGCCTGTGGGTTTTTACCGATTGTGGCTTTACCATGATAGATGAAACCGGCACCCTCAAATAACTCCCGGCACTCAGCCGGAAAGTCACGGATACCAGAAAAGCCTTGAATGCTCTTGAATATTGCCAGCGGGGCGATGTGCATAGCAACAATGCATCCTGGCTTGATTACACGGTAGAGTTGATGGGCAAAGAAGCTGAAATGTAAGGCAAACTCATCATCCAGAGAATTGCAGTTCCCTATGTCCTGGTGCTTATCCGTGTAGGAATATAGATCCGCGAATGGTGGAGAGAATACAGCCAACTCAAACTGGTTCTCAGGCATCTGAGCCATAACCGAGATGCAGTCCCCGTGGATCAACCGGAATGATTCCCCATAAACATCAGGGAGAATTGTTTCAGTGGTGTTGATTTTGGCCGGGATATTCTTCGCAGCGTACTGTTTCAAATCGTCTAGTAGCGACTCAATGTAAAGGTGTTCCTGGAACGACGAATCTTCCAGATAATCTTTCTGTTTTCTCATCACATTTTCTAGCATAGGAAGTTCGGCCTTGGTGTATGGGATGTAAACCTTGACCTGCTCCGTCTGCCCGTATCTTTGTATGCGACCAACGGCCTGATAGTAGCTTTCGAATGAATCAGCAGACCAAGAGAATATGCAGATGTGGCAATGCTGGAGATTGAGGCCCATTCCGAGCAATCGAGGCTTGCTGATCAATATCCGCAGTTGCCCCTTTCTGAACTCATCCAATATTTTCAGCCTGAGAGATTGTTTTGTATTGCCGGTCAAGTGTATGGCATCCGGGATAAGTCTGACGAGAATGTCCCCTTCTTCATCATATTGAGTCCAGATGATGACCTGCTCATTCGGATGGTCAGCAACTATGTCTGCAATCCTCGTTGGTTTATTGCTTTCGATTTGCGTCACCATACAAAAACCCCTTTGAAATTTGGCTCAGTTTGTTCCGATTAGTGATTCCACCAGCTACCATTTTGAACATATTGAGTTGGCCGTTTTGTGTGTTCTCGTGGATCAATTTGATCTGATGATCCGTCAAACCAACATCCACCCAAATAACCTCTGGGGGTACAAGTCCGATCAGGTTGTCTTCAAATCCATAGCGAGCTGGATGCTTAAGAAAGATGCTCCAAGAGGCCAGGAATTGATAAAAAGCTCCTTTTGCATGGGGCTTGAGGAAGAAGTCGTTGCCGGACCCAGTATTGAAGAAGAACTTCGTGAAGAACTGTTTGGAATTGTCGATGTAATCAAGAAAGAGTGCATGGTTTGCGTATTCTTGGCGATCATTTGGTGCGGGTGTTGCGGTGCAGGCGAGTTTGAATGGAATCCCCTTGCAGGCATTGATGATATTCGTGCGAATCTTCCCGGTGTCGTTTTTGAGGCAGGACGATTCATCAAGGACCACCGCGCCCACTTCATCCTGTAACCGGAATATATCCCTGAACTTGTCTACGTTAACGATGCCGATGGGAGTCCCGTGCCATGCTGTGTTTTTGATAGACAAATACCTGTTGATGTTTCCATCGCAGATCATGTTGATGTCGGCAATATTGCTGTACCCATACCATTTCATTTGCTCTTCAAGTGTTTGTTTTATTAGGTGCAGTTGAGTGATGATGATGGTTTTTTTGGGATAGATGGCCCTTGAAACATGCCTTACCCATTCTAGGAACATGGCTGTTTTGCCAAGCCCGATGTCGGCGAATATGGCGAACCGTTGCTTTTTGAGGCAGAGCTTCACGATGAATTGTTGATAGTCAAATAGATATGGAGCTAATTGAATGAAGCCTGAGACATCATTCCCATTGAAGTCCTCCACTAAGATTCGGTTTCCTTCTACCCGGTGAATTGCTGATTTCTTGGCGGAAAGAAACGTCTGATAAGATTCCAGGGTGTAATCTTTTATTTCAATTTTCTGCATACCGCCTCCGTTGTGTGATCGTGGAGGCAGAATATCATCGAGTTTGCATCAATGCAACACAAAAATGCAGCGATGCAACAATGAAATGAAAAAAAATTAAGGAGTGTGATTTTTACTTCTTGTAGTCATATCTGACAGGTGATCTAAGTCTTTCATGAGAGTTTCTTTGAATGGTCCTGTAAGAACGTTGGCAAGTTTTTGGGTTACTGAAAGATCCTTTTCCAAAATGCCTATAATATAGGCAAGATCCTTGGCTGTGGCGCTGCTTATGGCTTCGCTCATAGACCCTCCCAAAGCTATGATCAGTCCGATAGCGCCGGCGAGATCAGGAATAGATCGCTTAAAATGCCACCTCCATACGGTTGACTTATCTCTTCCAACTTTCTCGCCAATCGATTGGTAGGTTTCACTATTTTCTACGATCACCTTAAGTTGAATTAGGCCGGACACATAATCAACAATTGCTTCCGTTAGTTTTTGGGAGAGTTCTACTTTTTTTCTCATAGTGAGTCAACGTTTATCACTTTTTTGGTTGCATAGCTGCAAAAAAGCCTTGCAATTTGGTTGCAGTGCTGCAACAATTTATGCGCCATGGACAAATTATCCAGATACTTAAAGGAACAAGGTATTTCAGCGAGTAGGTTCGCAAGGGAACTTGGAATACAACCATCCACCCTTCTGCGAAATATCTCAGGGAAAACTGTTGTGAGCACTAAGCTGGCCTTAATGTACTCGCAAAAAACAGGAATTTCCTTGGAAGATCTCTTAAACGACAACGGTTCACTCCCCCATCCGGACGGGGCCTCTGGATAAGTCCGGGCATACCTCCCTCTCCTAAGGGTTGGCGTAGAGTCCCGCAAAGTAGGCTATGCTCACTCCGTCAGTGAGTATCCGAAGGGACAGCCGGAAACACGCTCCCAGGAATTTTGGTTTTCTTCGCCTGGGAGCACGAGGATGATGCGGGTTGGCCAAGTAGTAAGGCACCGGTCTCATAAGCCGGTGAGCGAGGGTGCAATTCCCTCACCCGCTCCCAATAGTGTGTCCCTACCAGCCCAGGGACACAAACCCAAGGGGTGATGTCAAAACGGACTCTCATCATCCCCTGGGTTTCAATTAACCAGTAGGAGAACACAATGTCAGAGATGTGGCTTCCTATTCCGCATAATCCAGAATACTTAATTTCTGATATGGGGAGAATTTCTAGGGGCGGAAAACTTTTGAAGCCTTGCCTAAGTTCAAGGGGAAGATATTTCCAGATACACATCGGCTTAAAAGCTCGCTTTCTTATACATAGATTGGTTTTACAAACATTCATTGGAGACCCTAAACCAGGGTTTGAGTGCAACCACAAGGACGGGAATAAGCTGAACAATGCGTTGTCCAACCTTGAATGGGTGACTAGACGGGGAAATGTTCATCACGCTTTCTCGCTAGGACTTAGAAGCACTCCCACCTGTCAACTTCGTGGAGAGCAAAGCCCATCGGCACGCCTTAACGAAACCCAAGTATTAGAAATAAGAAGTTCTAAATCAAACTTTGCAGTTTTATCAAGAAAATACAATGTTTCTAAATCCGCCATAGAGAGGGTTGTAAGAAGAAAAACCTGGAAACATATCCCATAAACTTCCAGTTAGGATTCAACATGTCATTACCCAGGACCACGGAAGCCGTTTCGATCTCCCTCCACGGGGGGCATCGGACATGACCGGGAAGAAAGAGCACACCAAGAACTTCAAATGTGACGACGAGTTCCACCGGTTCCTGGCTGACCTGGTCATGAGCCTCCCCGATTACAACCTGAGCGAAATCATCCGGCAGTCTATTTTGATTGCCGCACCGTTCCTCAAAGAGCACCCCAGGTGCGCCAAAATGATAGGCATACCTCGGACTGATTGTCAGTAATATGGAGGTAAGATTTATGGATTACCAACAATCGCTAACTCCCGTGTTTGACACCTGTCCGAAGGGTTGGGTTAATCCCTGCCTGGAAATTTGCACCAGAGACATCAGGACGTGCTGCTATTTCCGGCCACGCGGACCCCAGCGCATCGCGCTCAAGTACAGAAGGGAGCTGTTCCGCTGCGACCGTTGCGGCGATACGAACGAGCGTAATTTCGAAGCGTCCTTGGTGCTGTGTGTCAAGTGCCAATCCGAGGTGCGGAAGGGTCGGCGGTAGGAGAAGCAATGCCTAGAGCACAGCAAATGTCCCTAACTCCCCTGCAAACGATGGTTGATGAGGCCATCGATTTCATGCGGGCAAACGAGCCACCGGAAGGATATACCATGGCCGACTCGTTCGGCAAAGACAGTACGGTGCTTCTGGAGTTGGCGCGGATGGCTGGGGTTAGGTTTGTCCACATTCACAACCGCACTGGAATCGACCCGCCGGAACTGGTGGCCTTTGGGAAAAGGACCAGGCCAAACGTGATCTGGATTCCGCCTCGCATGACCATGTGGGAGGGAATTAGGAAAAAGTTCCCTCCGACCATCCAACAGCGTTGGTGTTGTAGTGAACTCAAGAAACACAAGCTATCAGGTCTGCCCACGTCAATATTGGTTGGTATCCGGACGGAAGAGTCGTGGAAGAGGAAAAGCAGGCCCAGGATTTCCAGTGTTCCCGCTGAACGAATTGCCCATTACAAGCCTATCTTCCACTGGAGTGAATGGCACGTGTGGGAATTCATTGAGTCGATGAACTTGCCTTATTGCCATCTTTACGATGAGGGGTTTGACCGACTCGGATGCTGTGTATGTCCCATGATTACGAGTTCAAGTATGGCAAAGGTGAACCAACACCGTAAGCGTTGGCCTGGGTTCTATAAAGCGTTCGAACATGCTGTGACGTGGTGGTTCTGGAATAAGGCCTGGTGGGACAGGTTTGTCTGGAAGCGCCCCGAGCGGTTCCTAGATGCTTGGTATCGGAGCTTCAAAACTGAATCGTCCAACAGCAGAACACAGTTAGCGGTGGAGTTGGACCACCACGGAAGTCAGTTGAGCTTCCTGAATGGGGCGCAGAATAGGAGGTTGTCATGACATGGGTTGCTTTCATCTTCGGCATACTGGTGGGTGTCGCTGCGGCATTCATAGCGATTGTAGTGACCTTGTGGCGTGTTGAAAGGGGATGGCGGCCATGATCGACTTAATCAAGGACAACCACATGCTGGTGCTGGCGGTTTTGCTGGGCATAGGGTTCTACATCCCGCTTCGGGAGATTTGGAAGCACTGGAAGGAGCGCGACTGGTGATGTGAACCACCTGGACCTGTTCACTGGTATCGGAGGCTTCAGCCTAGCGGCATATGAGGTGTGGGGTGACGAACACGCAATTGTCAGCTTTTGCGAAATCGACAGACGATGCAGGGAGTTCCTCTCAAGGACATGGCCCGGAGTCCCGTGTTGGGATGACATCAAAACACTCGATGCTACAAAATGGATCGGAACAGTTGACTTGCTTTCAGCGGGGGTTCCTTGTCAGCCGGCATCTAGAGCAGGCAAGCAAAAAGGCGAAGAGGACGACCGCTGGCTCTGGCCGGAAGCTCTGCGGATTGTTGAAGAGTGTAAGCCCACTTGGGTGTTGTTTGAGAACCCTCCTGGGGTACAAGACGTGGGACTCGACGGAATACTCGCTGAGTTGGAAGGCAAAGGCTACGAAATCGGGATACTTGATATTCCGGCTTGTGCCGTCGATGCGCCGCACATCAGGAGCAGATTGTGGATCGTGGGGTACTCCGAGAGCAGTACGAGGAGGGTATTGCAGCAACATGAACGATCCGGAAAATCCGATATTGACGCTAGAGGGTCAACTGAGGGTGGCGTGGCCGACACCCGATACCAACAATCGAGGTGGACCACAGAATCCGAACGATGCAAAAGCTCAGGGACATTCCGTGCGCCTTCAAGACTATGTTGGGACTCCCACCTCTGGCTGCCTTGCGCTGACGGAAAAGTTCGCCGTGCGCCTGATGATACTCTCGGCCTGGCTCATGGGCTACCCATGGAACTACTTGAGGCACTGGGAACGGAAGGGCGACAAACACCGGAAGACTGCGAACCATCAAGAAGCCTCCTGGGGGCATTAGGAAACAGCATTGTCCCCCAGGTTGCGGTTGAGATTATGATGGCCATCAAAGCGGCAATGAGTACGGGGATAAAGGACGGTCATGACTAAAGTCGAGTACTGCCAAAAGCGTATAGAAAAGCTCGGAGATCGAATAGCGACTAGAGATGACCTGTTCGATGCGTACAAGGCGATGCTGGTTCGCTCAGCAGAGTCCATGTCTATACTGGACAGATCAGGTCCATACGATCATGTCAATTATTGTTGGGAGCCAAAGTTCCTCTATTACATTGCAAGGGATGTGTTCCATTTCTTTAATGATAAGGAAATCCATTGTGTTCGACTAGAAAACGGCAGGATTCTCATGGACCAGCACCAGGCTGGAAAGTGTCCGTATTACGAATACCCAGACAAAGGGGGATGCAGTGACGGCTGAACCGGCGATTAAAATAATGTCGTGCAGGCTATGTGGTTCCGAACTCGAAGAGGGATATCACCTGGAAGTGTGTGAGCTTTGCATGGGTGGAAGAAGCTCCTTTGAGTTACCTCCTACTTACCCTGCCAAGCCAGCCTACCGAGGCAAGAAAACAAAACCCGACAAGTGCTCAAAGTGCGGGAAGGGGACGGACGAAACGGATTTTTATGCCTCTGAGGTCTATGTCTGTAAGCCATGCCACCTTGCCAAGAGCAAAGCGAATAAGGCAAAGCAGAAAAAGCTGTGGACGTCTGTGAAAGAAACCCATACGATACCCGTCAATGGCCCCGTAACGACGAACGACACTACTACCCTCCAGCAACACGTCATTCAATTGGATTTCAGAAAATGTCCCTGGGCCCTTGATTGGTTCCGGGAGCAGTTTGTTGAAAAGCACATCTCGGTGCTGGGGATCGCCAGGAAGGTGCCATCCGAGTGGCTTAAGGAACGAATGTTAAGAGAAATGTCCCAAGGGACACATTAGGGACATTGGGTAGAGGGGTGGTTTTATGAGGGCTTCAGCGTTTGGGCATAGTGTTCCAAGAAAAAACCGAGAAAAATACAATCTTTACAAAACTTGGACCAAAATGATCGACAGGTGCTTTAATCCCCAAAATCCCCAATTCAAAAATTATGGTGGAAGGGGAATTTTTGTGTGTGCGAGGTGGATTAATAGTTTTTCTAATTTTTTTAAAGATATGGGGAACAAACCAGAACCCAACTCAACAAATAAACACCGCAAATACAGTATTCATCGAATAAATAACGATGGGTGGTATAGTCCAGATAATTGCAAGTGGGCTGATTCGGCAGAACAAAGTAGGAATAGAAGAAAACCCAATAGAAACAAGAAATGTCCATCATTCGAGGAGTTTGTTGAGTCTGTAAAGAGAGAAGATGAAGCCCTTTCCAGAATCTTGTATGGCATGCGTGAAATATCTGATCGAGTTGCCAGGTTGGAATTAATAATAGATGCAAAAACCCTTTAAATTTTCGAAGCGTAATCAGAATCGGGAAAGTGAGTTCAAGCAAGCTGCACGCAGGTGGATCAAGTTGGCTTACGGTCAACACGCCTTCTGTCTTCCGATTGCCGGCGGACCCTACCAGCGGGCTGGGAGTCCTGATGATGTGTGGTCGATACGTGGCCTTGCCGTGTTCATCGAATGGAAGGCGCCAGGAGGAAGAGTGGGGCCAAGGCAAGCGGAAGTCATATCAGAGATCCGGGCTGCCGGTGGCCGCGCCGGCGTGGTGTCGAGTTGGGAAGAACTGAAGGCGTTGTTGGAAGGAATTGAGACGGTGCAGAAGGGGATGGAGTTGTGAGGGCACGAAACATTAAGCCTGGGTTTTTCAAAAATGAAGAATTGGCCGAATGTGATCCGTTGGCAAGGATACTTTTTGCTGGCCTATGGTGCATGGCAGACAGGGAAGGAAGGCTGGAGGATAGGCCAAAACGAATCAAGGCCGAGATCTTGCCATATGACAATTGCAATATAGACAAATTACTTTCACAACTTGAAACCCATCAGTTCATAAACCGATATTCTGTGGGTGATCGAAAATACATTAATATCCCAGCATTTAAACAGCACCAGCACATACACATTAAAGAATTGGAAAGTTTGATTCCAGCACCGGGCCAGTCCGGTGCTAGAACCGACCAAGACATAAATGGTACCGACCCAAAACGCCTGAAAGCTTTAATCCCCATACTGAAAGCAGAGAGTGTTCCTAGCGGAACATTGTCGGGCAACGGCGAAGACGCCGCACCCGACACCGCACCCCTTGAACGCATCCCATATGCTGAAATCATTGGATATTTAAACCAAAAAACAGGCAAATCCTTCGATCCTCGAAGCAAGGAAACACGGAAACACATTCATGCCAGGTGGAACTCAGGATTCAGAGTTGACCAGTTCAAAAAGGTCATAGACAGAAAGGCAGAGGTGTGGGGGATAGACCCCAAGATGGTGGACTACCTCAGACCGCAAACCCTATTCGGCACAAAGTTTGAGGCATATCTCAACGAGTCGTCAACCGCGCCAAGTGGTGAGGATTGGGCAACCAGAAAGGAACGAGAGCTTGCAGCCAAAGGAATTACAATCGTTCCTTAAGCGGATCTACAACCACTATGGGAGGAAAGGTCCGGACGGGGAAGTTCAAGATTTCATGATCGAGAAACTTGCACACATACCCCTTGTTGCATCCGAGTGGATAGAAAACCGCTTCCTTTCAATCAACGACAAACTTCCGTCCAAAGTGATTTTGTCAATCCAGTCGTGCTGGTACGACTGGCGAAACTCACACCCGGACAAAACCATAAGGAAGCAACATCAGTGCAAAAATCGAAACTGCCTCAACGGCGTGCTCTATCTCCAGCGATACGAGGAGATGTACTCCTGCGACCAGGATTACACAGCTAATTGCGGCGATTGTAAATACATCGAGGGTTCGAAACTCCCATACATGACTATGGTTGAGGCTGGCAGACTCGGGTTCTTGCCGTCCGAACTGGAAGAACCGAAACCATCGAAGAGTCCGGATGGATTCTTTAAACATCTGGTTGATAATTGGGGAGCAACTGCTGCCAAGATTAGGCATGAGGACATGGAACGGAGAAGAGAGCGACATGCCTGACGTAATCATGCTCAAGGCGTTCATCGGCCACAAGCAATACGACCTATGCCGGGACCTCGACCCAGACCTCCTCCGAGCCAGTCACGGCGTCCAGTCTCTGTGCTCGGCCATGATGTCAGCCGTATGGGAGATGACGATAGAGATTGCTCAGGAGGCGCACAGGGATCGTGGAAGCTTATATGGGCCTGTGGTTGTTGACGATACACAACCGGTAAAAACATGAAATCTTGTCCCTACTGCGATTCCGCTGTCGAGGTAGAGCCAACATGGGAGCCACGGACATATGGGGATGACGAATGTCGCACCGGGGTCGTAAGCCAATGTGTTACGTGCGGCAGGTATTGGAGAGGTTCTGGTCCAGGATGCAAGCCGAAAGACCTCATTACCGATTTGGATGACATTATTCGGTTCAAGTCGTTGGAACCTAAGTCTATGGCTGAATACTGGAATAGGTTCGGCTGGCTGTACTACGGAGTGGAATTATGGGGAGATAGTTGAGTGGAATGTACATAAAGGGGGAAACCAAATGACAATCGACGACTGCCGTAGAGACTACACGCTGAGGTGTCCGGTATGCAATGAGGTGCTCATGCGGACGTGGGACGGCACGGTCTGTCCTGAGTGCGGGTATTACAGTCGGTATGAGCGCGTGAGGAATATGACTGAGTGCAGGAAGATGGGGGAGGAGTAAGACTATGCCTGATTTTAGAAATAGTCAAGTTGGGGACCGCGTTTGGTCGAGGTGTTGGGGGTGGGGGGAAATCATTGATGTAATGGACCACGATGACTCGTATATGCCTATAGAGGTCGACTTTCCAGCAAAGGCATCAACGGTTGTGTATACACTGGAAGGGAAATTGGACTCTACACATGCCAAGGCAGACTTGTTCCACAACGAAACAACCGAAGATGACCCGCCTCCTGCTAAACGGAAGGTGAAGAAAACGGTGTGGCAGAACTGGTATCTTCGGCGTGGTATGTTGTGGGCTGGCGGAGCTCACGAAAGCAAAATAAAAGCAATTGAGGGGCATGGGGTTAATGGATACATCGGAACATTCCCGACAGAACTCGAATGGGAGGAATAACGTGGCCTACAACGTAAAGCAATTTAGCGACTTAATATCCAGGACCCTGGTCGAAATCGGACTACACTCCCAGGAGGCTGTCGATCTACTCCTCGGGACAGCGGCGCAGGAGAGTCAATTCGGCACTTATCTCCGGCAGCTCGGTGGCGGTCCTGCTCTCGGAGCGTTTCAGGTGGAGCTGGTAACATTCGATGACCTCCAGTTTCGGTATGCCAACTGGGTGCCGTTTGTCCTACAGGATCGCCACCACAAGGAACTCGAATGGGACCTGAAACTTGGGATTATTGTGGCGAGACTCAAATACTACTCCTGTCCGGGTCCCGTGCCGCTCACACTCAGGGGGCAAGCAAGGTACTGGAAAAAATATTACAACACGGAGGCCGGCGCCGGGACTGTGGATGAATACCTGGAGAATTGGAAGCGGTATGTGGGAGTGGCCGAATGACCACTCCCATTGATTGGCTATGTGGCGGGGGAGTTTGTCGGGGGAAGAAGGGTATTCATCCAATCCTCCATCCCCTTCTCTTCCTTCCAGTGGTCGCCAGCCCAAAAGCCGACGGCCCAAATCTCCAGACAGGCCAGGGTAAAGGGGTCAAGCTCTCGGAGTTTGGCGTTGAACGCCGGGCCGTCAATGGACCACTTCTGGTCGAGACGGTCAAGCGCGATCCCGTCCGACACGTTTGCGGCCAGGTGATGCCCGGTAGGCTGTGGAGTCAGCCAGGCGCCGTTCATCACATCGAGCATAAGGGACAGTTCGCCTATACTGAACCGGCCACGCAACTGGTGCATGGCGCGACGGTAGAGTTGAGGCAGCGAGTCGAGCAGATACTCGCCGCCGGCTGTTTTGTTGTCGAAAACCGAGAGGAGCCAACTCTCGGCCCTGTCTGTGATTCGGCAGGTGATTTTTGGCATGGTTCAATCCTCCCGGATCACGGTGGAGTCGTTCAGCCCCTCCACCCAGTGACTCTGCCAGCTCCCGCATATGGTGCATGCGGGGTCTCGACTGGCAAGGAACTCCCAGGCGTCTGTCTCGGTTTCGAAGTCGGTCGAAACCGGGACCTCGTCGCATCCTTTACAAAACTCAATTGCTTGGTGGTTCATCTGCAATCCTTTCTGCCCGGATTGGCCGCCGGGCTCGGCGATGGGGTATGGTTAGTCGGTGTCGGCAACCTGCAATGCGTAGACGCGATATTCACCAGCCGGCAACAGCAGGGGAGAGTGGCTGGTGTGGGTTACGGCGATTGCCGATGTGGACCTTATCCACTGGCCATTCCGTTCCAGGTCGGGACTGCTGACGGTGTGGGACTCACGGATCTCCCACGGGTCGGCCTGGGAGCGATAGCGCTGTACCTGGGAGCGCGACTGGGTTGCTCTTTGTCTAGTTGTGTGAGAGATGTTAGGTTCTTCCCTGCCATACAACCAACACGGACGGCAAGCCCGCGATATTTTCCCACATACAAAATTGTAATTGGCTTACACCTTTCACTAACCTGAGACACTTTTGTCTCAAGTAATATGAGACACAATGTTTGATCCCCAAAAAATCGAGAGACGACTCACAGAACTTCAGGCCATACTCAAAGCCTGGCAAGCGCTCAAGGCCAAGGACCCGGCCAAGCGCACCAAAACGGATAAGCGCCGCCAAGAAGAGATCGAATCTGAGCTTAATGCCATCCTGGAGCCCGCAACCCGCTCGGAGTTGATAGTTGACCACTTCATGGTGGCTCGCTTCTTTGGGGTATCTGTCCGCTCAATCCAGGGCTGGAGTCAACTCAAGGGCTGTCCACGGCTGAAGCGCGGCCACTACGACCTCCTGGCTGTCTTCCAGTGGTGGATTGAGAACATTAACGGCGGCGGATCTGAGGCTGAGCAGAACGTAAGGCTCGAATACTGGCGTTGGAAGACCGAGAACGAGCGGATGCGGGCGCAGCAGACCTCATCAGAATTGTTGCCGAAAGATGATGTTCTCACGATGTGGGCGAACCGCTTAAGGGAAGTCTGGTCAGGGCTGTATCTTCTTGAACAACGTCTACCGCCTGAGTTGCATGGCAAAGACATCCCGGAAATGCAGCAAATCATCCACCGGGAGGTGAAGCGGATCAATGAGGCATACTGCAAAGACGGGAGGTTCTGCAAGGTGAAGCCGAAGAAGGGCGAGCCGGTCGAAGGAAAGCCGGAGATTGTTATTCGGAAAAGGGGGAGGCCGAAGAAGAAATGACCCTCACCCACACCTCACCACAAGAACTCTTGGCTTCAGCGCTCCCAGAGGATCTATCCATCTCGGAGTGGGCCGAGAAGTACCGCGTTCTCACCGAACCATCTGCCGAGAAGGGGCAATTGCGCCTATCACGGACGCCATATCTCGTGCCAATCCTAGACTTTGCCGGAAGCCGTGAAGTGGAAACCATCGTGCTGTGCGCTTCCGCTCAGATAGCGAAGACTGAGTTCTTGATATCCACCATTGGCTATTACTCACACCAGGAGCCCTGCCCGATCATGTTCGTGTTCGCTGACCAGGATACAGCCGAGAGTATGAGCCGCGACCGGGTGCAGAAGATGTATCGATCATCACCCGACTTGGCAAAGCTCGTTGTCGAGGAGGAATTCAACCGGGGCGAGATCCGACTCGCCAACGGAGCCCACATCATCATGGGGTGGGCATCGTCCGTTGCCAGGTTGGCGTCACGCCCGGTCAGGATTGTGATCTTTGATGAGGTTGACAAGCCGGGGTATTCATTGGCGACCGAGGAGAGCAGCGCGATAAGCCTTGGTGTTCAGCGCACTGAGACGTTCTACAATCGCCTGATCCTGATGACTTCCACGCCTACCACGGAAAGCGGGAACATCCTGAAGCATCTCTACGGCTACCAGAAGTCGGACGGCACAGAGCATCGAGGATGCGACCTGATCTATGATTGGCATGTGCCGTGCCCGGAGTGTGGAGTGTATCAGCCTCTCAGGTGGGGACCTGAATTCTCGTATGGATTCCCGGAGCATCAGTATCTTGACATGAATGGCGTTGTTTGCAACATCGGGAGTGTGGTGTGGGAAGGAGGCCGGAAGGCTTCGGCTGAGCAGATTGAGGCTGCCGGGTATCAATGCGGATCATGCCCGGCCATCTGGACAACTCAACGGAAGGACCAGGCTGTCCAGCAAGGTCAAATGGTAGCCAGGAGTGAGCCGGTGGGCAGGGTTCGCAAGGTCGGCTTCCATCTCAACAGGCTCTATTCGCTCCTGGGCAGGTCCGGGAATATCCCCAAACTGGTTGAAGACTGGCTTGGATGCTTCCAAGATCCGAAGGAACGACAGGCCTTCGTCAATTCAGCATTGGCCGAACCCTGGGTGCAGAAGATCCAGGCAAGCACTGAAGGACAGATCCTGAAGGCATGTTGCGAGTTGCCTGCTCAGACCGTACCGTCTGAGGCGGTGGCGCTGACGTGCGGTATCGACTGCCAGAAATACGGCTTCTGGTTCGTGGTGCGGGCATGGGCCAAGGATTACACGTCTTGGCTTGTTCATTACGGTCATCTGGCTACGTTTGAGGATATCGAGCAGCTCCTGTTCAATACGGTCTATCCCTCAGAAGAGGGCAAGGATCACCGAATATGGCGGGCGGCTCTCGATTCTGGTGGTGGGGATACTGACGAGGGCCTTACCATGACTGAGCAAGTCTACTTCTGGGTTAGAGATCATTCAATGGGCCGCTCTTGCCGGGTATGGGCAGCCAAGGGGAGCAGTAACCCGATAGCGGGCGCTATTGCGAAATACGGGGAGACACGGGATAAGACGCCTTCCGGGAAACCCCTTCGCGGAGGGCTGCAACTTGTATTGCTGGACGTATCGCAACTCAAGGACACGTTCTTTAAGCGGATCGAGAACGCAGCCACCGGAGGGACATGGCAACCGGCATACTTGCATTTAGGAACGGGGCCGGAATATGCACAGCAAGTCACCGCTGAGGAGAAACGGCGGGATAGGCGCGGTAAGGTTGAGTGGGTGAGAATCCGACGCGTCAATCACCTGCTCGATGCTGAAATAATTGCTGCGGCCTTGGCTGATCCATCATGGCCGGGAGGAGGAATAAACCTTTTCAGACCAAATCCACGGACACCGGAGAGAAAAACATGGCAGGACGACCAAGAAAAAACACTAGCAAGGCATCAAAGCGCGTCGAATCCAAACCTATCAGGCAGGACACTCAACCCGTGGAAACGGTAACCGTATCAGTCATTCCAGAAAAACCAAAATGCCCGAGATGCCATGGAAGGCGAACCAAGGTCAACAATGTGAAGCCTTGGGATGCGGGCTATAGAGTTCGCTATTGCCAGTGCGAATGCGGGATCAGGTTCAAGGTGGTTGAATCTTGTTAAGTGGGGACATCTAACATGAAAAATGAGTTCAAACTCAAAAGAGATGGTTTCAGAGCTACGTCATATTATCGAAGATATTCAACCTCTGAAGGGAATTTGCTTGGCGTTTTGGCCACGGCAAGAAAAGATGGGGATGGACCTCCTTTTGTTGAGCTTAGAGGTAGAGGGAGTACCGGATTCGGCTATTATTACAAGGATGAGGACGTTTTTGGATGGCTGGCATCAAAAGATATTGAATGGGAAGAAGCCCAGCCAAAAGAATCTTCAAATGGTTGCAATAGTTGCAATCTTCTCACAAAATATCCAAAAGAAATAATCGAAGAAAACACCAAGTTGAGGATCAAAACAAGAGAGCTGGAATTGCGTCTGAGTGAATTATTGGAAGACATCGATGAAATGGGTCTCCTTTCCTTGGGGCAAATCCTATCAGCCAAGCAACCCCTCAAGTCATTCTGTGGCGTTTATTTTCTGATACACAAAAGGAAAATCGTCTATGTGGGGCAATCGGTCAATGTTTATGCCAGGGTTGCAACCCACGCCAACACTTTAAAAGAGTTCGATTCTTGGTCTTTCATTGAATCTGAGCCAGATCAGCTAAATGATTTGGAATCTCTTTATATTAGAAAATTCAATCCTCCTTTGAATTTGACGAAGCCAGTGACGATTGCGGTTCTGGGTGAAATCAGATCAAGGGTAATGGGTGATGCGTAAAGCATCAAAACGAAAACATGCTAAAAATGCTAAAAATGCTAAACGTGCTACCAACCCGATTGATTTCTTGATTTTTCCTGCATTACCATAGCGCTGTACGGGTGATTCTCCTTTTGGTTCAAGCCCTGGCGGGGGCCGCCACCTTCGCCGGGGCTTTTATTTGTGGGGGATGAATGCCAACAGCAGCAGAGATTCTAGCGGCAATTGATACCGCAATCCTTGATATTCTTCAGAACGGCCAAGAAGTCACCTTAAATGGCCGGCGCTACACAAAGGCCAATATCCTCGAACTTCAGAAACTGCGATCAGAATATGCCTCACTGACAACCATGTCATCATCGGGCGGCATCTTCGACCGTGCAAAAACGGGGGTGCCGTATCGTGCTTAGCTCCTTCGTGCCTTCGTTTCTTCGCAAGAAAGCCACTGCAAGCCCCAAAATAAAAGCTGGAGCAACCGGCAGGTGGTTCAAACGGTCGGGTGCCAGCATCCAGGGCACTTTGTCAAACTGGACCTCTCAAATCATCAATAACCGGATTGCCGAATCCGAAAAACGCCGGGTGTCAGATCGATCCTGGGACCTCTACCTTAATGACGCAATGGCGCATGGGATCATCGAGGGGCTTGTCACTCAGATCGTCGGGACCGGACTCACCCCCCAGGCACAACCCATGCTTTCGTGGCTGAATCAGAGCATTGAATGGCAAACCCAATATCAACAGCGCGTATATGACCTCTTCGAGATTTGGGGCTTGGACCCGCGCAATTGGTGCGACGCAACTGGGAGGCAGAACATCTACATGATGCAGGCGCTCGCGGCCTTCCACTGGAAGTTGGACGGCATAGGGGTCTTCCAAGTCCTTTCCAAGCGCGATGCGCTACGACCGTTCGCACTCTCCCTGATGCCGATAGACCCTTCACGGTTGATCACGCCTTCAGACAAAAACGCGGCAGATATTTATGACGGCCTCGAACTCGATAGTGATGGGAAGCCGGTAGCGGCATGGATCATAAAGAACCAGAAAGGTGGCTCGTATTCCAAATCCTATGTGTCGGCGCGGTCGGATGAGTGCTACCGGATTCCCGTCTATGATCCTTCAACCGGGCTTCCAAATCTGCTTCTGGTTTGCGACGTTCGAAATATCGCCGAATACCGACAAGATTCCATCCTTGGAAGCATGATCAAGGAGCTTCGAGACAATAGCGATTTCGTTGAAGCAGCACTCGTCAAGGCACTCCTCAGCAACCTTTTCTCGGTATTCGTTGAAGACACCCTCGGAACTCAGATGAGCAGCTCGACTGACTGGGCCGATAGGATTCAGGAACTGGAAAAGGGCACCATGATCATAGGCCGGGCTGGCGAGAAACCGACAATCATCAGCGGAGATGCTCCGGGTCCCAACTTCGACGTGATGTTCCAATCAATCATCAAGCGTCTTGGCATGGCAACTTGTCGGGGTCCTGAAAACGTATCCAGGGAATATAAAGCCAGCTATTCAGCCAGCCAGGCAAGTATCGAGAACGCTTCCAACTTTGATGATACTGATCGGGCGGTATTGGTCAATCGATTCTGTCAGCCGGCGCTCATGTGGCTGGAATACGAAGCTGTTTTGCGCGGGCTCCTGCCGGTGCAATCGGTAGAGCAGTTTCTTTCCAACATGCACGCCTACACCCGAACTGAATGGCTCAAGCCTCCCGTGAGGCCCATCGACAAGCTCAAGATGGCGAATGCCGATGAAGTCCGGCTTAACAATCTCACCAGAACCTACTCAGACATCTACGGCGAGCAGGGGCAGGATTGGCGGGTGAAGCTGCGACAGAGATATATTGAGGCGGCTTTCGAGCAAGGATTGAAAGAAGAATATGGTGTTGATTTGAGACCAGAGAAGGCGGAAACGCCAGAACCTGAACTTGAGCAGAAGGATGGCGGGACCGATGCCGAAACCAACTAAGGGTGAATCCAAACAAGACTATCTCGCTCGCTGTACCCGAGACCTCATCTCGAACGAAGGCCGCGACTCTGACCAGGCTTTTGCCATGTGCAACGCCTATTGGGATGATGCCAAAGCCAAAGCGAGTAAGCCAATTACGCTTACCGCTGAGCTCAGCATGGAGCTTGCCAAGAGTGATGACGGATCAGACGGCAATGGCTTCATGATGACTGCCTATACCGGCCAAATCCTCGATTTGGGATGGTTCGGGCGCTACGTTTTCTCCATTGACGGCATGAAAGCCAAGGCCAAAATTCCAATCTTGCGCGAACACAAGCGTGATCGGGTGGTCGGCTACAGCAAAAAAGCCTGGGCTGACAATGGCAACTTCCTCATCTCCGGCGAGTTCAGCAAATCAACCCGTGATGCCAAGGAAGTCAAAGCACTGGCCGAAGAAGGTTACCCCTGGCAAGCATCCGTTGGGATCGCTCCAAGTAAAATCAAGACCCTCGACAGCGACAAGGAATCGATGGTTGTCAACGGGCAGGAAGTTAGCGGCCCGATAGAGATATGGCTCGAAAGCAAAGTGGGAGAAGTCTCCTTCGTGAGCTTGGGGGCCGATGACGATACAGCAGCCATTGCGCTGCGAGAACAACCTTTCCAAGAGGCGGGAGTGCCGCCGGAAGGAGAAATCAAGATGACGTTACAGGAACTGCAATCAAAACACCCTGATATTTATCAGGAGGTCTTCAGCCTTGGGGCAGCATCAATCGATACTGGCAAGCTCCAGGCGGAAGCCAACGAAAATGGCGTGAAGGCCGAACGGGAACGTGTGACAAAACTCCTCTCAGCAAAGGCCAATGCTGAAGTAACCGCCAAGGCCATTCAGGAAGGAACATCTGTCGAGGCTGCCGGATGGGAGTTCTTCCAGGCTGAGAAGCAGGAGCAAGAAGCGCGGGCGAAGAAATTGGCCGAGATGGAATCTCAGAAGCCTGAATCAGCGGGTCATGGCGCGAAAGAAGCCAAGAAGCCGGATGGCGACTTCGCAAAGCTCCGGGAAGCCTATCAGAAAGAACATAACTGCGGCCTGGGTACGGCTACATCGGCAATCGCCCGGCAATATCCAGAAATCCATAAAGCCTGGCTCGACAGCCAGAACTAAGGAGGGAACAATATGAGCGGCGGAATCAATGAAAGTGGAGTGGTCACTTTTACCGCAAACGGTGCTTTGAGTGCTAAGGTTCGTGTCAAGCTTACATCTGCAAGTACGACAACTCCTCCTCAGGTGGAGGTTGCCGGTGCGGGAGAACAGCACATCGGCATTACTGAGTATGCAGCGGCTGACGGAACGGCTGTTGGTGTGCGCCTAAGAACGGCGCCCGGAATCCATGAGGGTATCGCTTCGGAAGCTATTTCCGTTGGGGCCACGCTTTATGGTGCGGCATCTGGAAAGGTCAAGGATACCTCGGACGGAACAGCAATCGGAATTGCTGTCGATGAAGCTACGGCCAACAACGATGTCATACGGTTCATCGACTTCACCGTTATCAGCACCACGGCGGCCACGGTGAGTATTGCCGACTCTGGAAGCCTGATCACTGGAGTTACCGTTGAAGCGGCCCTGGCTGAAATCATGCAGGGCATCAAAACGGTGCAATACCAGTTACAGCCTGATTGGATATGTCTGGAAGCCGGAACAGCCGTCACTGCCTTTTCGGACGGCGCAAGCACTGTCCCAGGATACACCCAGGTCAGCAACAAGGATGTTGGAATCCGATGGAACAACCACGCAACTCCAGGAGAGTTGTGCTTCCATTTCACCATGCCTCAAGATCTGGATGACACGGCAAATCTCGTTGTGCATCTCCTTGGCACCATAATTAAGGTGGGCGGCTCTGTTGTTGATTCACCGGTTTGTTCGGTCGAGGCCTACTTTAGCGGAGTCGGAGACGCAATCAGTGCCGATACTAATTGCGGTGGCGATTCAACGGAATTCACGGCTGATGGAACTTTGGAAGAGGCAACGCTCACGCTTGCTGCCTCGAATGTTCCGGCATCTCCACAATCACTCACCCTCCTGATCAATCCCAAGGATGGTGAACTTGGAACAGATGATTTCTTCCTGGCCGCCGTGTGGCTGGAAGGTAAACGCAAGTGCTTGACCTCATAAGCCTACGAGAAAGGAGGATTTAAGAAATGCCTAGACCCACTTCAGGAACAACGATTCAACGCCCCGATCTCGGCGCAATTGCTTATGAGTATGCGCTTGATGGGCCGGATAGAGGTTTTATCGCACAGCAGATCATGCCGGTGTTCGAAACTCCGTTGCAATCGTCTGACTATCCGGTCATACCCATCGAGGCGCTATTGAAGCCGCAAGACACCAAGCGTGCGCCCCGCTCCGGATATAACCGGGGTGATTACGCATTCGAGACCGGGACCTATGCATGCGAAGAGCATGGGTGGGAAGAGCCGGTCGATGATGTCGAGCGTAAGCTGTATGCGAGATTCTTTGATGCGGAAGAGGTAGCAACAAAGCGCTCCGTCGATTTCCTGCTCAGGAACTATGAGCGGCGCATGCAGGCGATTGTGCAGTCAACATCCGTTATTACCAATACGGCTGCTGTCACAACTGAGTGGAGCACGGCTGCTACTTGCACTCCCAAGAGTGACGTTAAGACGGCCAAGCGCGCCATGAAGGCTGCAACTGGAATCGTGCCCAACGTGATAATTATCTCGGAGAAGGTGTTTGAGAACCTCATGATCACCGCAGAACTCAAGACATACCTCCAGTACACCAACCCACATCTCATCCAGACCAGGGAAGCGCAAAGAAAGCTGCTTGCTCTGTATCTTGACCTCGATGACATCCTGGTTGGTGGCAGTCAATACGACAGCGCAAAAAAGGGACAGAGCTTTAGCTTGGCGGACATCTGGGACGATGAATATGCCACACTTGCCCGAGTGAGTCGAGGCGGTCCGGATCTACGGGAGCCATGCCTTGGCCGTACGATGTTGTGGATCGAAGACAGCCCGCAAATGCTTGTAACGGAACAATACCGCGAAGAGCAAATCAGGAGTGATGTTTACAGGGTCCGCCACAACGTTGATGAGGCCATTATCTTTGCCGGTGCAGGGTATATCTTGAGCAACATTACTGCGTAGGCGGCCAAATATGGGTTTCCAAGATAATTTTACCACCATGAGGGCGGTCGAACAGGCCGCCTTTGGGGTGGATATTACCTACACCCCCGCAGGGGGATCACCATTTGATACAACCGGGATCTTCGATTCGATTTCGGTTGATCAGATGGATAGCCACGTCCTGCGCGATTCTATCTCCTGCACAGTCACCCATGCTGCTCTGGTTGCCGGTGGGATCACAGCACCAACCGAGCAGACCAGTGGGCAGGCGGGAGATACGATCACGCGGGAAGATATCAATGGCAGTGACGAAATATGGACGGTGACTCAGGCTCAACCGGATGTTGATTTGGGAGTGTGGGAGCTAACCTTAGAGCGAGCGCTGCGGATCGTGCCGTGATGGAGTGGAGATGCTTCGGTTTTGGTTATGGTGGCAAGCGAGGTCTCGACAAGAAATCCAGAATATCGAGGATATGCGCCATGAGATCCGCAATGCCATGGCGGGAATCGAATATCATCGCAGGATGTGGCTCAAGGCAATAAGCCAACAGTCTAAGTCCTATTTGGCGATGAATGAGCATATGGAGCGGATAGAGCGGGCGCTGGAATGCCACCCAGAAAACACCACCGCATCCTGATGTCCCATGTCCAGATAGGGGAATGAGGGAATTATGGATCGATATGACCGAAGAGAGTTGAGCAGAAGTTCCCTGGTAGTATTGGCAGCAATCATAATCACAAGCATTTGCATTGTTGGTGGTCTGTTTGGTTGTGCAACAGCGAATTTGCCACAGAACGCAACACTAGATCAGCGCAATGCTGCACTATGCAAGGATGCACAGTTCGGAGTGACTTTGGCAACGGCGATGCTCAATGATACTCCGACCCCGGAATACAGTATCTACTGGCAGAAGTATCTAAAGGGGGCATCTCTTGCGATGCAGACTTATTGCCTTAGTAAGTAGCCTGCTGATGGTGTCGATCCTTGGAGGATGCATGACGGTGCATATTGAGCTTTGGCAGCGTGATGGAAACCAAACGGTATCGGCAACGGTCGACAAGCGAACAACCACAAGCGCACCCGTAAATATCCCTCTGATTCCTGGACTGTGATGATGTGGAGCGAGCTTTTGACTATCATCGGGCTTGTGGCAATGGCAATCGTTGCCATGATTGTTTTGCCAGATTCAGCTAAGGATATCGCGTTGACGATAGCAGCCGGACTGATCGGATACCTAAAGGGGGTGCACGATGGGCAAAAAGAAAAAGGGCAAGAAATCAAAGCCGACTGACCAAGGGAAAAAGGGCAAGAAGTAATGGCGAACACTCAGACCGGGCTTGTTACAATCAAAATAGATCAAGGGCAACTCGCAGGGGTGCGGGCGATGCTGTCGGAGATCAAGAACGGTGCTGAGTTGGCGCTAAGGAATGCCCTCAACAAGACTGTTGACGGATGCACGACGGACACGGCCAAGGCAGTTTATTCCGAGATCAATTTGACTCAGACCAGGATCAAAAGGGACATCGGACAGAAGAAGGCCACGCTTCAGGTCTTGAGCGCCCAGGTTTATTCGAGAGGGAAGAAAGTTCCACTGATCGAATATGGCGCCCGACAGGTAAAGCAGGGCGTGACGTTCCAAATCAAGCGCACAGGCGGACGGTCAGCGATGCACTACGGATTTATCCAGATGACGAATAAGGGTTTGCAGGTCCTGCACCGGAAGACGGTTCAAGTTGGAACCGGGAAACCAATAGGAGTGCCGAAAGCCGGATACCTTTACACGTTCCCGGCGCGATGGCCCGACGTCTACCGGGCAGAAACGCGGATTATGTATGGCCCGAGTATCCCTGACATTTGGGGACGCAATGACATTTTCCGGGATGTTGAGACGAAAGCCATAGATCGGCTTGTCAAAAGGCTAGACGAAGAGGCTAATTACATCCTTCTGAAATCACAGGGACTGGCGTAATGGCTGACACCATCCGGGAACTCATCATCGCAGCAATCGCTTCCAAGCTGGTGGAGGTTCGAACGGCCAACGGATACCTCACCGAAATGGGTCAGCATGTCTATCGGGCGGCGGCGGATGTATCATCGAGCCTACTTCCGGCGATATCGATCTTCCCGCGCGTAGAGGAATCAGAGCGGCAGCAGTTTGGTAAGCAGGCCAATATCATGCCGGTGGAACTCAAGGGTCTATCGCTCCTCGGGACAACGAATTCCTCGGTCCTTGGTGAAAAGATGCTTGGGGATCTCATTTCCTGCATGCTTGGAACAGAGTACACCCGGACCTTCACCAGTGGGGGAACCTATCAAATTGTAGCAGGCAATACCATCACCGGGGCAACATCCCACGCAACGGGCGTTGTCCAGGCAGTAACGCTCACAAGTGGGTCATGGGCAGGAGGGAACGCAGCGGGGACAATCCGATTCAGAAATCAGACAGGAACCTTTCAGTCTGAAAATCTCGATGTCGGCACGAATCTCAATGTCGCAACCATCGCGGGCGCGGCAACTCAAATCCAGGCAAAGGACATCAGCGGCGGAGGTTACGTCGATGACATATTGTATGCGGGGGGCGGGGTGGAAGATTACCCGGCAACCAAGGAAGAGGCGTTGATTGTGACGGCCATCTTCAACGTCGCATACTCAACGAATATCGGCAATCCATACTCTCAAGCATAAGAGGAGGGCATAAAATGCCAACAGCAGAAAATGCAAAATTGCAATACGAATCAGGACAGGTACTGCATACTTACGAGTTGATGACCGCCGCCAGTGGGAACCAGCATTTCACGGCATCGGAAGAGGTCTGGTCGGGTGCTTCGGGGTTTACTCCAATCGTCAGGCCCAATGGTCTTGTTACTGGTGGGAGCGTAACTGTTGGCGTATCGGGAAGTAACGACAAGATTGATGTCGCGGCGCTCACCTGCTATCTGGCGGGCGTGCTAACAACGGTCAATGCTGCGGCTGACCAGACCGTTTTGCGTGGGCTCACGACCGATATTTGCCGTATCAATTCAGTACAGGTCACATCGGCGGGAGCTATTTCTATCGTGAGTGGAACTGACGGAGTGGCCTTCAGTGAAACCCGAGGGGCTGACGGCGGCCCGCCATTTATCCTCGTGGGTTCTATTGAAATCGCCCAGGTGAGATTGGGCAGCATTACCAATGCCCCGGTTACCGCTGATGAAATTTATGACGTTGTTGGCCAGCACTGCGAGCGTTGGGATTATCCGACGTGGACAGAGAACAACATCGGGCTTGGGCAGAACTACAGTGTCGCTGCTGAAGAGCACGCCCATATCAAGTTTGCCAGTGCATTGCCTTCAAGTCATACAGGGAGTCTTGCTAAGCGCGTTTACATCCAGTTTTATCTTCCGACAATGGCGGACTTCCAGAAGGTTATGGACTTCAAACCGGTTGAAAACACGCACTCTGTAACCTCGACACAGTATTACGGGGGAACGGCGGGCGCAAGATCGGCAAGCATCGGCCAGGGGGCTTTTACGGCATTGCTTCAGACTGGCGTTTCTGACGACTTGATCAAGAGCAAAGATAAGGTGATGACCTTCAAGTTCTTCCCGGATCGGCTCAAGTCCCATTACATTCTGACTCAGGGGGCTCTTGGTGTTACAAGGACCTTTCCCGTGGCTGGGCAGATCCAGGCGGCTTGTACGATCACGGCCGAGGTCATAAGCGCGGAATTTGAAGCGTAAAACACCGAATGTCGTGGCAGGCGGTAAGGGTCGGACTCTCCCTCGCTAAAGCCTGCTGAGGCCGACCACGCAAAATCAACTCATAGGGGAGTTATGGGATTTGATGCAAAGCGGTTTCAGAAAGCAAAGTTCGTGCATCGCATGGAAGCGGTTCCGGTCCCAGACCTGAAGGAATGGTTTGGGGCTAATGACAAAGCGGAATGGACGGTGCGCGGGCTTGAGGGTTCAGAGCTTGGATATGTCAACGAGACGGCGCAGCGGAACAAGAACATCGCCGCCATCCTGGAGGGGATCATCTCTTCGGATGATCATGCCAAGATCCAGGGCATTAAGGATATGCTTGGCATGGCCGGTAATACCCCCGAAGACATTGCGCGCCGTCTAGAGATGTTGGTGATAGGTTCGGTTGACCCGAAGTGCGAAATTGACCTTGCCATCAAGCTGTGCAAGGTCTACCCGATAGAGTTCTTTCAAATCACGAACAAGATCACGCAACTTACCGGGCAAGGTCATGTTGTGGGAAAACCGAAAGGCTCTGGCGAGACCCCGCCGTCAGGGCCTCAATGAATATCTGCCATATCAACCGGGCCTTCTTGTTCGAGGCACGCCCGGACCTCCTCCCGGAGGGGTTCTTGACTGAAACAGAATTGGGGCTCTGGAGTAGGTTCTACGAGGAATTGGACCACAAATAAGGACTCTTCCATTGGCATCGATAGAAAAAACCATAGCTATCATTTTCGAGGGTGTCGATAAGGTTGGCGCAGGCGTAACCAGTGCGACCAATCAGTTTAACAAGCTCGATGCCGCTGTAACTGCCGTCGCCGATCCCCTTGCTAGGGTCGCTGATGGAGTTTTGAAGGTTGACGCGGCACTTGCAGCGATGGCAGCCGGTGCGCTTGCTCTTGCTGTGGATCAGGCCAGCAAATTCGAAACATCCTTCAACGAGATCGTTACGGTATCCGGGGCAACCGGGACGGCCATAGAAAAATTCAAGGGCGATATCGTCGCCTATTCTCAAGACTCATCCAAAAGCATCCAGGACATCACAGATTCCGTCTATCGTGCAATCTCGGCAGGGGTGGATTACAGCAAGTCCCTGGATCTCCTGAAGGTCGCAGAGAAACTTTCCGTCGCAGGCCGCGCAGAACTCAAAGATACGACCTTGGCTTTGGTCGGAACGCTTAACGCATATGGCGCAAGTACGGATCAGGCGGCCAAGTATTCAGACATCCTTTTTACTGCGGTTAAATCGGGGCAGACGACCCTTCCCGAACTGGTGCAGAGTTTATCCCAGGTGACGGGTATCGCAGCGGGCAGTAAGGTGCCATTCGAAACCTTGGCGGCGGCGATCTCGGCACTTACGGCTTCCGGTCTCCCAACCTCTCAGGCCATTACCGGCATCAAACAGGCCATCGAGAACATAATCAAACCCACGTCGGAAGCTGAGAAGGCGGCGGCGGCACTCGGGATTCAATTCAATGCGTCGGCATTGCAAACCAAGGGTTTCGACGGGGTCCTGAAGGATGTTTACCGGGCGACCGGCGGCAATATCGACAAGATGGGTGAACTGTTCGGCTCGGTCGAGGGGTTGAATGCCGTGATGGTGCTTGCCGCGGATCGTAACGGCAAATTCAAAGACACATTGCTTGCCATGAAGGATGCTACAGGGGCCACTGCTGCGGCTTATGATATCATGGCTGCAAATTTCGAGCTATCAACTCAGCGATTAAAGAACAACGTCAGCGTGGTATTGATGGAGATCGGAGAAAAGATCCTTCCGGCTGTTGGGGCTGATGTCAATGCACTCTCCGATGTGTTCAAAAGTACGAAGTTCGCGCTTGATGCCGGTGCGTTTGACGACGTGTTCACCCTCCTGAATTCAGCAATGGCGAAGCTGGAGGCAGCATTTAAGGACATTGCCGTCAACCTTCCCGGCGCCTTGGAATTGGTCAACTTTGATGATTTATTGAAGTCCCTCAAGGAGCTTGGCGGGAGCATCAGCGAGATATTCAAGGGAGTGGATGTTTCCACGCCCGAGGGACTCGCCAAGGCGATTCAATTCGTTGTCGATTCCATAACGAGCCTGATCCATATCACTGACGGCATGGTTGAAGCCTTCAGGCCGATGATCGAAACCATTGTTAATGCAGTGGAAAGCTACAACAGCCTTGACGTTGAAGCGCAGAAGGCGGGCGGCAATGTGCTGGGGGCGGCCAAGATGGTTGTCGAGGCAGGTGTTGCCATCGCTGCGGCTGTTGTGGGTATTGCATCAGCGGGAGCTGACCTCAAGGGCGTTTTTGAGGTTGTCATTGGATCGATCCAAGTACTATGGCACGGCGCGAAGATGACTGCTGAAACCATAGTGCTAGGTGTTACCGAGATGGTGCGCCAATTGGTGACGGTACTTGACACCTTCACTCTTGGGGCCTTCGGAAGTGAACTGCAAGATCTCCAGGGCAAGCTCGCCACATTTGAGGGGAAGATAAAGACTTCGCTCATCAGCGACGCGGCGAAGGTCAATCAAGACCTTGGACTTATTGGTTCGGGATTCTTGGACATAGCATCTTCAGCGGCGGAAGCGGCTACGAAGGTTACCGATACTGAGAAGGCCATTGACGCCTTGCCGGAAAAGAAAGAAACCAAGGTTGAGCTTTCGTATGAACAGTGGATGGATTCCATAAAGAAAGTAACTACCGGCCTTGATTCCATACAAAACAGAAGCGTTACCGTTTCTGCTCAACCAGATGAAGTGTCATTCAGGGATGCCAGGAGAAAGCTCGACGATTACATTAAGACCGAACAGGATATAATCGTCATAACTCAGCCCGATGTGGGCAGGCTCGCAGAAACCAAGAAACTTATCGAAGAAAACATCCCGGCTGAAAAGCGGTTACAGATCCAGGCCGAACTAGATAAAGAGCGCATCAAGGCGGCCACCGATCAGGTGAAAGCCTATTTCGATTTTAAAGCAAAAGTGGACGTGGCGCAGATCGAAGCGGCAGCCAAGACAACCCAGGCAGCATTCGAATCGATCAATGTGACCATCAGCACCAGTGGTAAGCTGCTCGACTCCCTTTTCGGCATGTGGATGAAGGCCGATGTGTTCGAGCAGGGGCAAATAGGCCAATGGATTAAACAGCAATATGAGTTGCAATTGAGAGGAGTCGACCAGCAGGAAAAGCTGGTCAATGCTCAAATCAAGTATCTTGAATCCAAAGCCAGCGCAATCCAGGCGGGTCAAGCCATGATCGAGATTAAGGGCGACGGGCTTGCCCCGGAATTGGAAGCGTTCATGTTCAAGGTGCTTGAATTGGTGCAAGTGCGAGTAACTGAAGAGCACGCGGAATTCCTTCTGGGGATAGGGGTTGCCTGATGAAGCGAGTGTTTATTTCCACGCCCACTTTCAACATCAACGGTGCTGTGTGCCTGAAATTGGCAGATGCGAGCGAACTCAAAACCAACGCTCGGCGCATATCAAGAACTGCAACACTCGACGGAGGAGCCTTGATCGTGGACGGCGGATTCTCCGATGCTGACCGAACATTCGCTGTTAATTATCAGGATCTTTCAGAGGCTGACGAATTGGCTTTGTGGGAGATCTTCAAGGATTATCCTCTGGTGACCATGAGCACTGATGAAGGGTGCTTCAGCGTAGCAATCGAAACAATGCGCGCCAAGAATGGATCAGGAAGCCTGAACATATTTTTCAAGGAAAGGATGTCACAATGAGCAAGGGACTAATGAGATCAAGGTGCGAATGCGCGTGCGAACGCAACGCCACGGCGGAACGACCCAGATTCTTAGTTGAGAGCATCTGGGATGTTGAGCATTGGCGCGGCGATAAGATGCTCAAAAAGACACAGGACAAGAACCTGTGCACTTACGAGGGTCTTGATGCGCTGCTCAATATCATGTTTCACGCATCAACCCAGATCACAACCTGGTATATCGCCATCTTTGAAGACAACTATACCCCGGTTAATGGTGACACCTACGCCACGCCTGGATACAACGAAAGCACGGCCTATGATGAGGCGACTCGACCTGCATTTGTGGAGGCTGCTGCATCAAGCAGAAGCATTACCAATAGCGCAAACAAAGCTAGTTTCACCATAAGTGCCACCAAGACAATTTACGGTGCTGCGCTTGTAGGTGGTGGCACGGGGGCCAGCACCAAGGACGATACAGCGGGAGGCGGCACGCTCTATTGCTCCAGCAAGTTCTCATCCAGCAAGGCCGTTGAGGATGACGATGTCTTGAAAATCACTGTGACATTGACCGCTGCTGATGCGTAATGGTGGACATAGATGGCTGGGATAGACACATATTCAAAATTGGTGCTCCATTGCGATGGCGTTGATACGACCTTCACAGATAGCTCGTTGGCACCTAAAACGATTAATTCTTATGGGGGAGCGACGCAAAGCGCTACCGAGAAGAAATTTGGAGCAAAAAGTGCCTATTTCGATGGAAGCAATGACCGTCTTTATTGGGATTATGATTCCGATTTCAACCTTTCCTCGGGTGATTTCACGATTGATCTGTGGTTCAACGCGAGTGGATTTGGGTCTACTCAATACCTATTCGCCAAGGATTATTACGGGTCTTATCACGATTACAGCATCAGCATCCTGAGTTCTACTCAAATCAGACTATGGACAAACTACGGATCGAGCACATTGACAGCGACTGTGCCCACCATGTCCACAGGGACTTGGTATCATGTTGCTGTGGTGAAAAATGGCTCCAGGATAGACATTTATCTGGATGGTACCTCCTATGCCAATTCGTCATCGATGACGATGACGAACAATCCAGCTAATCATCTGTGTATCGGATGTTCTAGCCATGACAACAACGCCAACGGTTTCTTTGCCGGGTACATAGACGAAGTAAGATTCTCAAAGGGTATAGCCAGATGGACAAGCAACTTCACTCCTCCTTCCGAGGCGTATTCAGCGGTGGAAGTAGAGGGTGAAATCACTTCATCTTGTGCGATTGGAGACTCGATTGATGTTGTAAATCTTGGCGAATCACTCCTTGAAGCATTCGTCATCAATGATAGCTTATGGGTCTCCTTGCCAAAAGAATCGGTCTCCGCTGGTTCCGGTTTGGGGGATTCCATAAGCGGCGGCATCGAATATCAAGATTCCATAGGGGATGATTCCGCGTTAGGGGATTCCGTTGATGCAGGCTTTGAGTTCGAGCTTGATAATGATTCGGGAGTCGCAATAGGGGATTCTGTTGATGCATTCAATTGGGGTCGGTGGCACAGGGAGAATGCAAGTCAACTCACCAGATTGTTCTATTTCACGCTCACCGGCGATCCAGATGGCGAATCTGATGCAATAATCCCGATATCATCCTTCAGTTTTCGACGGCGCAACGATGAACCATCTTATCTGTCGGTGGTCGTGCCGGGTTTTGATTACGCGGGGGTTATCAATGACCGCCTGAACGGGGAAATGGTCTTGGAGATTGTCTACGAGATCCTTGGCAGTGAGGCGTTGAGGGAGGAGGTAATCAGGGTTGATTTTGAGGAGATCCGCACTGACGAAGGAACAAGAAGCAAGTCGATCACTCTCGCGGGGCACAGGACGGAAGCGTGGGCCGGCCAAATCTGCGAGCCCAAAGGGGTCAGTTACAAAAGCCTGTCAGCATCCGGAAAGTGGACTGTGAGAAGCGACTTGGAGCCATATGTGCGGCCCGGAGACACAATCAGAATTGATGGAGTGGATCTATTCGAGGCTGGCATGGTATCGGCCTATGCGTCACCCGGACGTGGAGCGATGGAGATCACTGAGGCTTAAGGGATGGGCAAGGGAACGATTATAGCCAATTTGGGGAACGGTCAATACTCGATCACGCTCAATCGGGACATCAGGAGAATAACGACCAGATTGACCAGGGTGAATGCGCGGATCTCGGCCCTGGAAACGATCATTGTTGACCTCACCGCCTCTATGTATGCAGCTGAAGCCGATTATAACGCTGCCCTTGCAGAAATGAACCAGATCATTGCTGACATGAAGGATCATCCGGAGCAATTGAAAGAGTTACAAGCTCAATTGATCGTCAAAACCAAGGAAACATTGGAAAAGCAAAGAGTATGGCAGGGGTGGATTGCCGCATTGAATGCTGCGACGATAGAGAAGGCATCTCTTGCCAAAGAGAAGACAGCATTGGAGGACCCAGGACTTGCTGATCCAACTGTAACAGCTTGGTGTTCTGACAGGTCGCTCACGCTATCGGGCGAGGTGGGCACCATCGAAGTCCCAGGTGAACGTGGAAGCGTGAATATCAAGCCGGGGTATCAGGGAGGCCAGGTTTATGCGGCCAATACAGACGGGAAACTTCAGCCAACAAAAGCTGGCACGCCATCCTCGGTATTTTACAATTGGGCGATGTTTCCTGGATGGCAGAAATGGAAACCAACCTACCGCTATGGGACTATTGTCGCCAAGGATGGCAATTCCTGTACTGTATTACTTGATACAGCCGTGAGCTCGGCTCAAGACCTGGCGATCAATGCATCATCAACCCTTACCAGTGTGCCGATCGAATATATGAGTTGCAATGGAGCGGCCTTCAACGTTGGTGATGCTGTGATTGTTAAGTTTGCGAGTCAAGATTTGGCGCAACCGAAAGTTATTGGATTCAAGAGTAATCCAAAGGAATGCCCCGGCGGAGTCTTTTGTGCCATGTTTGAAAAACCATGGCAAACGGGATGGTTGGCGAGCCCTTACCCTATAACTGCTGGCGATATGTTCATGAGGTTCTATTTCAAGTTTGGCGAGGATGGGAAACCGTTCTGGATCACTGAGGCTCAAGCCGAATCTGAAGCATATCTAACGGATAGCTGGTCAAGCCTTTTGTATCGTGATTGGATCACGGGACCGAGCAATGTTTCGCCTGCGGCTGAGGATAATCCATGCCAGTATTATGACGTTGCCGGACGTGGCAGAGATCGGACGCAACCTTGGTTTGAGTATACCATTCCATTGAGTGTTACGGTCAAACTGGTGATAGCTTCCTGCTGGGCGGGATTGGCGGCATGGACGAAGGAGGGGTCCTCTTGCGTAGTGCCCAAAGGCGGGTACTGCTACAAGTATTCGCCAATGATCGAGAACGTGGAATCCGTTGGACGTTGGAACGTCAGTGGAACGGTCGATAAATACTGGCGCGGATACTTCGTGAGTTCTGAGCCATTCTCATACTGGTCCGACAATGACGACAAATTAGATTCTTCTTCGCTTCGGTCAAAAATGCGATATGGGCTTCCTGGAGGCTGGGACGGTTCGAGCGATCCTCCATCGGCTGAGTTTGGGCAATTTTGCACCTGGGCGCTCGATCCTCAAAATCCGTATTGTACGCCGATCACCGGCACGTTCAACGAGGTAACCGCTGAATATTATCCACCTGGATCGGGCGGGCAGTACAACTGTTATCAGGAGGTCGTTGACAATCAGGTCTATGGAAAAAACTCATCGGGCGATAGCGATGTTTACCGCAATGAGACAACTTGGCCTTATTACAATTACCTTCTGAACATCCTCTGCATGACCGAGTTGCATTCCGAACCCAATGAGGTTGGGTTATTCCTGAGAGTCGAGCGTACTGCTGGGGGATCGTTCAACGTCTACATCAAGCAGTTTGAAGAGTATTGGATTGACGGCGAAGGAGTTTACCAAGGGGCAGATCATCTGGTCAGGATCGTTGTCGATTCCTCTGGGAATATCACAAGCATGGGATATTGGTCGGGATCGTGGCCGGAAGGGGTGACTGTGCTATATGATGTATCGGGAGGGATCTACGCGCTCGATCTGCAAACGACCGATTTGACTTCGGTGCAGATGAGCGCACTGGTAGAGCCGGGATCTGGGTATCCTTACGATATATCGACGTTCGCTGGGAGTAAGTTCGATGAGGTATATGGAAGTGGATGGGTCGAAGATCCGCTGACATATATGGCATTGTTCGATGGGGTTTGTAGGTTGCTTTCAAAATAGAAAGGATAACCAACATGGGAAGCACAGATGTTGTTCAAAGGGTCCATGTGATCACTTCAGCTCAAACAATTGCGGCAAGCTATGCCAGGGTGATGGTCCATCAATTCGTGTGGCATCCTTCGGCGGCCAACGATGATTTGCTCATAACAGATACCGATGGCAACATACTTTACAAGGTGAGGGCGCAGGGTGCAGCCCCAAACGGGGAAGCTGCGTATGTGTGTTGGCAGAGCATCAATGCAATCTGTCGGGGGTTGATTGTGGCGACCATCGACGGCGGGACTCTCTATGTTTTTACCGGATAACGACAGGAGTAAGCGAAAATGAAACGGATTCTGATTGGCATTGTGCTTCTCATGGCCTGTTCCGGCATTGCCTTGGGTCAGATGTCGAGGGGGCCCATTGGACCTATAATTCCCAACATGAGCGGGCAAAGCGGCAAATATCTCACCAACAATGGAGTTGAAGCGAATTGGGCATCTGTAACCGAGATGGTGGCTCCTGGGAGTGACACGCAAGTCCCGTTCAATGATGGGGGTTTTTGGGGTTCTGATGGCAACTTCACCTGGACCAAGGCCACGGATACGCTGGGGACTGGTGCGAGTGGGAAGGTCAAGACAACAAAGATAATCGCTCCCGCCGACTCCACCAGTGCGATCCAGGTACAGAATGCCGCAG